ATTTTTTCAAGTTGTAGAATGATTTCAAACCACGGTATTCTGTTAGTGCAGTTTTTAATGCGTATATAATAGGAAGAAAACCTATTAAATAAGGGTATATGCGTGTAAGATATAGTCGGTAAAATGCGCATAAAGTTACTAAAGTTTACACTTATTGCCCCTTATTTGCCCCTTTTTATAAAAAACTTGGCAGCATGAGCTACCAAGCGACATGAAAAACAAAAACATTCAGCGCGTAATCGCCTAAAGTACATGTATAGTGTACCTTTATTTAGATTAAATGTCTAACGCTAGACACTAGAATACACAAAAAAAGCCCGACATAAAGTCGGGGCAGTTCGAGAAATTATCGAAATGACACCAAGTATTCCATGACTATAGTACCACTTATCTATTGAAATCACAAATATAAAAAAGAGCTATGAGATAACCTCGTAGCTCTTTGCCTATGACAGATAATCATATTATAACACAAATAAATAAAAAACGCACCAGACCCCGTAGAGTTACTGGCACTTTCCTAGGTATATTATACCAAATAAAAAAAGCCCCAGCAAACGCTGAGGCTCGACCACTACTGCCATGGTATCCCTGTTGCAGTGTGAGGGGAGGTGATATACTCCTTTTATTTTATTTTTGTTCGTGGTCTATTAATTACATATCTGTGCAATCGTCCAAATACTGGTCTTCAACCCATTGAGCGCTGTCTGGGTGGTTGATTCGAGACCAGCCGTTTAGTTTCTCGTAAACACGGACTCGTGTGCCTGCCGGGAGAAATTCCTTGTCTTGGCTATCGATGCGAGGACCAGCTTCAACGTAGTAGTCAGTGGTAAGTGTGCCTTCATAGTAAGGTTTGTCTGACTTCTCTAAGCGTGTATTAACATCTAATTCACGCTCAAATTCGCTTTGGGCTGGTGCTGGAAGAGGTGTTCCGCTTTCACGGAAGACAATTTCACGAGGACGACCGTTTAGATCCCAAATATAATTATAGTCGTTTTCAGTCACACCGTCCATGCCATAGTTGCAATGGATAGCTGTGCTATCACTAGTCATAATCAATACGTGGCCAAACGCACCGAGCGAGCTTGAACCATCACGAGGTGCCCAAATTACCACATCTCCACGCTGGCCATCGAATGTGCCATCTACAGCGTCAAACACTTTTGCATAGCCAATTGCTGGTAGTGCTTGTTGAAGTGATTCTGTGTTGTTATTTAAGTTGATTTCGAGTGCATAGCTTACCGCTGATGAGCAGTCAAATTCGATGCGCCCATCTCCGTCAGCGTCATTTCCATAGCGGTCACCCATGTCATAGTGAACCGGGATTGATTGTAAGTGATACATACGTGCGATGCTTGATTCAATTTTACTCATTTTTAGTTCCTTCCTTCAATTAGTCTTGTTTTGGTTCGTGGTAGCCCAATGCTTGTTCGCTATCTCCAAGACCCTTAGTCGTTGGGTCTGTAACGATACCCAAAATTACCAAGATCACAACGAAAGTATTAACACCCTCTTGAATGTTGCTAGGGATATTAAGCCCGAATTGTTGCAACATCAAGAAAACCGCTGAGATAAGAGCTACCAATGTAGCTTTGTTTTGCAAACGTAGTTTAAAGTTAATCATTTTTTTCTTCCTCCTCAATTAAGTTAAATTTATCTTTATCAATATTTTTTTTGACATATCTGTCGATGAATGGGATTTCCACCCCCAGGGCTGATAAACTAGCAAGGATGCTAGCACCGTAAGCTGACAGCATAGCAAAAATAAACGCATCCATAGCACCGCCTAAATTCATGTAAACCATGAATGGGTATGATACTGCTACGATAATTAACATAGCTGTGTGGCTGACCAACCCCTTTCGAAATCTACGGCTAGAAAATTCATGATAAGCCCATGCTCTGGATACTCCCAAAATAATGTCAGCTACGATAACTAACATAAGTAGGAACACCCAAAGATGTTCGTCTATGCCATGTTCGTAGAAGTCTTTGACGACTTCAAAGACGCCAAAGATGCCGTCTGGTTTCTGCATCTATCACGCTCCTGTAGTAGTATCAGCCAAAATTTCGTCTTCTACTTTGTAACGCAAGTCACGTAGAGCACGTTCGTCTGTACGCATTTCTTGACGATGTTTAGCGTAGAGCTCAGCGTTTAGAAGATTCTCTTGCACTGTAGAGACCGCATTGGAATCTACGCTGATAAATGTTTGTTTAACAAGGATTGTAGCTCCTTCTTCTACGACGTTAAATTCTGCGTTGATTGTGCGTTGCTTTGTAATTTTAAGTGACATGATATTATTTTCCTTTCTTTATTCTTCAATTGTTGGATATTCGTCTTCGGTTATGTAAGTGACTGTCCCTGTGTAGACTGCATCTCCAAAACTTGGGTTTGAAAAAAATATATTTCCATTAGATTCAAAATGCCACACTGCGCAGTCCTTGTGTTTGTTTAAATCGTTTTTGTTAGCAACCAAATGCGTTTGCACACAAGGCTTGAACCCATTTGGAATTTTCTCGCCCAAATCCTTGTATTCACCTTCGACGACAGAATAGGTGCCTCTGATTAAACTTAAGGTTACTACGTACCCTTTCCGAACCACATTAGCTTTGATACCATATCCTATCGGGATTTCTTTTTTAACAACGGGTTGGTTGGTTTGCACAAACTCAACCCAATTTCCAACTGTGTCCTGCGTTAGAGTGCGTTTGAAGAACCTACCAGAACTTGTTGTCAACGATTGGTGAATACCACCCAGTCCTTCTATTATTTCTAAGAACCCTACTTGTTCTGTAGGTTTAGGCTTGTTGATAGGATAGTTCTTCATCGTGCTCATTACCGAGAAGAAACCTGTTGTTCTGTAATCATCAAGGTTCGTGTTGTTGTATTCGATAATCGCAGCACCTTGAACTTCTGTAAGCTGGTGGTGCTGAATTGGCTTTGAACCTGAATAAATCAATCCATTGACATCGAGTGCTCCATTTTCCCGATATTTACCAATACCAACGCCCTGTTGATCATAGGTCATGATAGTTTTATCGGTCGTCACTGTAGCTTGAAATTCCGAGGGCGAAAATCTATCCTCTAGTTTCCCTGTGACTATGAACGAAGTATCCGCAGGGTATTCCTTGCCCAAATTTGCATTAGATGCCTTAAATTCAGAAATGCTTGACCATTCACCGCCAGCCGACCCGTTGTCCGCTACAATATTGCTTGTTCCAACTTTTGTTGTTGTAAAAGTCAGCTTCATGGTATTTTTTTGAACACCATTAACGCTAAGAGGTGCTATTTTAGCGAACCTCTTGATGGTTAGCGTGTCTGACTTTGAACCACTTCTGGCAACCTCAAATTTCAGTGTTGGGCTGAAATAGAATAAAAATGTTATTTTAGTCTCTTTCCAGTCAGACCAAATCCCACGAGAGTCTTGAACTCTCCCTCTCAAGGTCATTTGAGTGTCTTTGTTTACAGCAACCTCACGGAATATCCCGCCGTTTGTTGAAACGTAATTACTGGCACCAACGATTTCAGCGTAGTACCCAGCTATTGTAGCCCCGTTTTTGGGTTGCGCTCCGTTGAATGTAACTTTCACAAGCGACATGATGGACACAAAATGTGTTTGCTCTGGGATCAACCTTTGAGTCGTCGCATTCGTGTCTGTCAAAGTAAAACCAGTGAACGAAGGCTTCAAGTTGTTCGTAACAATACTTGCTGTTAGTGTCGCTGACTGTGTTTGAATTAACTTGCCATCTATATAGGTATCAACATATATAGTGCCCCGGCCAGTTGTTGCATCTGGTATGTCGTTGGCAAAATCCGCTGGGATTGTCCACTTGAACGATGTTCCAACGTTATCAGCAATTTTACCTTGTTTGTTGCCCCAAAAATAGCGTAGTGTATGCGTAGCGCTAGCTAATTTTCTATCAATAGTGATATCTACTTGATTGCCAATGAATCCCTCCGGGACGCTAACCGAACTCCCTCTTGGGATAGTTGTCAGTGTTATGCCTTGGTTACCAATGTCTAGATTTCCTGGGCTATATCCACCCAAACCATTGAAGTGAGCGTGTACACCAAAGATGCCAGTCCCATCATCAGCATGCATTACAGTAATTGTGCGGTCAATCAACTGTATTTCTGAGTTTCGGCTAAGCATCGCTGGACTTCCAGAATAATCAATTCGTTGCCCGAAACCATCAACATACCCAGAACATTGATAACTTGCAAACGTCCACCCTTGGTTAAGCAATGCCAATCGAATACGGACATCACTTGTATTGTTTTGGATATTCTGCCCAACTTGGTCAATCCACAGCCTAATGCGATATCCACGGTCATTATTTGACCAAAATTCTACCATGATTAACTACCTCCCACATATCTAATGACATTCCTATCAAGATTAATGAAATCTTGTTCTTCCCTAAAACGACCAATCTGGATAGTTTTTGAGAAAATACCATTCTCGATGTGAATCACACCTTTAGAAATATACATAACCTCATTACCGGCTGAGAACATTGAAATGCGTCCATTTGGGCTGAACAGCATAGAACTAGAGTTATCGGTTTTACCAATGACAAGCCCTTCGTTTGATGAGGTCATGTAGCTGTCGATGAAGTTCCAGCGCTCTGACATATCATTTAGGTTGTTCTCTAGCTTTGCGACACGAGCACTGGCATCAGCCAAATTCTTCTCAGCTTGTGCCCGGTTGGCATTGTTTGCATTAACAAAGTCTTGGTATGCTTTGACCCATTGATTAAGTGTGTCAAGAGATGCTTTCGCTTCAAGCTCGGCCTGTACCACTGAATTAACTTCGTTAAGCTTGTTGAGTTGTGCTTGTGTCAAAACTTGGTCAGCCTTAGAATCAATTTCATCTTGTACATCTTCAAGCGCAGGGGTCCAGTCCGTTTTGACTGTCCCTTTTTCGATTTTCACTTCCCAAACCGACTTGCTAGCTGTTTTGTGATATGTGTTGACACGTAGATGATAATTTCCTGTCGGTTTAACCCAAGTAATCAGCGTTCCTGTAGTACCTGTTTTTAAATCAGATACAATCTGATAATTTTGGTATTTATCATCAATCAACCAAAGCGTCACATTGTCGCTCTCAACATTTGCGTTGTGCAGGGCAGTAAAATTACCGTCCGATTTCGCACTGATGAGATACTTTTGGTTTTGCTCTAAATAGACAGAAGTTTCGTTTTTGTACAAAACATTATTATCGAAATTCGTTGGTTTTCTGTCCGGCTTAAAAGGCCCCTTCGAACCTTTTAAGAGATTCCGACCACCGACCGAGACACTACCAGCCGTGTCATTCCAAGAGTAATCAGCTGGATTAGTGCTATTTGCTTTATCAAAGTTAGTACATATCCCTAGAAAACGCTTGGTGCCGTCTTGCGTCAGACTGAAACCAGTTCGACCATCGGCGCTATCGGCATAGGCAAAGTGGACGTAAGGCGTTCTTCCATCTGCCCCAGCTTTACCCGGAATGCCATCCCGGCCATCGCTACCCTTCCACTTGCTCCAGCGGTAATCTTGCGGATTACGGCTATCGGCAGTATTGAAATTTTGATACATACCAATGAATGGTTTGTTAGTGTCTGTTTGACTAAATCCACCACCAGAAACGGTGTCAGCGTAGGCAATGTGAGTGTACTGTGTTTTACCATCAGCACCCTTAACGCCGGGAATCCCTTGATCACCCTTCGGGCCTTGCAAGCCTTGAGGGCCGACAGAACCGGTTAGTCCTTGTGGTCCTTGCAAACCCCTATCACCTTTTTCGCCCCTATCACCTTTCGCACCAGTCTCACCCTTAACGCCTTGTGGACCTTGCTCACCTTTATCCCCTTTAGGTCCGGGGTCGCCTTTCGCACCGTTTCTACCGTCTGAGACATTTAAAAAAGTAACTTCTTCCGAAGCTACTTCTTTATTATCTACCCATGCTGAAACCGTCAACGCTGTTGGTTGGGTAATCTGTGATGCCACCATGTCGTAGGTCATCCCCACGTATTTTATAGCACCGTCAATTACGAAACGCCACGTTGCGTTAACGGTTTTATCGCCTTGTTTTAAAACTGGTCGAACAGTCGAGCGACCGACACCGTTTTTAAATGCCGTTCCGTTTGTGGTTGTGATCTCGACACGGTAGGGTAAGGCTTTTGCTGCGATTTCATCAATCCGTTGTTGCAAGTCAGACGATGGCTTGTTCACAATTTTACGGTAATTCGAAAACACAACTGAGTTATTAAGTGGCATGTCGAAACTAACAACCATTTCAGTGACACGAGCTTCGAGAGCTAACCCACCTCTAAAATTATTATTAATAATTTTGACGGTATCACCTAAATTAACATCTTTGTAGTTCTCCATAAAACTAGAGTGGACATCTACGGTGTAGGTCATAAGTGGATAAGCGTACTGCTTGATAGTACGCAAGGCGTAACCTTTTAAAGCGTTAACGTCCTTGTATTCTGTCTCGAAGTCCTTGCGTGTCCAGTTATCTGCATTGCCCGGATTCATGGTAGATGGGTAACGTTCCCTAGACAGCGGGGCAAACACTAAGCTATTCCCACGTTTTGAGTAAAACTCTACTTGTCCTAACTCATTTTTCTCCTCAAACTCAACATCGTTAAGGTTAACACCATCTTGCCCAACAAAATTACCAGCATTGAAAAGTTGCGTTTTGTCGCTAGTGACTTGCACACCTTTCAATTCATTTTGGAAGTAGAGGACTACATCTCCCCTAACTTTACCAATGCCGTGATGATTTTCGTCTGGTTGCTGGTAGATATCAATGATGAATCGTTTCAAAGTACCATCTCTGTTTAACTCGGTTCGAAACGCCATTTCAGCATCAAACTTAGACATCAAACTTCGTAACTGTGCCAATCGTGTATCTTGTGCTTCAAACTCAACTTTTCGAGTTTTATCTGAGACTTCATTGACACCGATTTCCATATTCGCAAAACCAAGATAACCCATGTCGTTCAGATACCAAGCTAGTGTCTGTGCATTGTCACTCTTGTAAGGAATTGCCCCTTCTTGTGCTAATTCAAGATTGGTGTTGTTACACGTAACTTGAAAACTCGTATCATTTTCGATTAATTGCGATACATAAAAAACATGGTAAGTGTTATCGTAGTAAAACGAAACAAGCATATCATCATTGATGTATTTAACATCGTCATGTAGCTTCCCGTCTACAATTTTAGGAATTATGAAATCGAATGTACTAGTTGCGTATTCAAGATAAGTGTGCCATTGACTGTTTGAGTATGGCAACATGCCAGGAACGTTATTATTCAACGCGCACACTTTCCGCATGTTCTTGTCATGAATCCAAATTTGCATTAAACATAACGCTCCTTCCAAGTAATTTCAATAGTTGGGTCAGTTCTTACCCAACTTGATGTGTAGATGTCGATTTCAGTTTCACCAATGCCAATGCTAAACGGCTCGGACAAGTAAGTTAGCTCATTAAGAGCAGGCAGATTATCAACGTAAGTTTTACCTTTAGCCATATCAATTTCAAGGATAGAACCCTTGCGGAAACGATTAGGGATATCTTCTTCCTTATTCGCATAATCTTTTCGATAGACGAAACTATCCAGATACAAGTGTGGGATCAACGGCCAGCCGTTTATGCCAAAAATCCCAATATTTATTTTGGCGGATTTCTTGCCTTTTATTTCCGGGATTCGATACCTCGGATAAGAACCCCACCAGTAAAACTGGACGATATCGTCGAACCGCTGAATATCTGACCACCCACCTGAATTGTAAAACGGATTTGATGTAGCGATATCTGTTGCATAAAAATGTTTTTTATCCAAAATTCTATAACCGCCATGCCCGTCGCTTGCCAAGAAATTGTGATAACTGTCAAATCCATTTGTATGTTTGTATGTTTCTGTCCCGTACAAGAAAGCCCCAGTTGCATCAGTTACCGATATTTTAATAAACCCAAACTGGTTTGCGGCAGTGGCACACAAGATTTGTCGCCACCAAAAATACTCATACAGCGAGCCTTTTTGACCATTACTATCTGCCGGAATTTCCCAAGTCAACGAACCACCTCGTAGGTATTTATCTCCAGTGCCTTGATTTGTCAAAGCGATGTGTGGTCTACCCCAAGTGTTATCAATCGCAAGTGTGCCATTGAGTGAGTGGCTATCGTCGTTGAAACGCCCTTGATTTTTAGCACCAACCGCAAAACCGTTGGTAATCCAGTTATTTGAAACATAGTCGAACAAAATTTCAGACTGCTTGACTGTCCGAGTGTCAGCTTCATTTGGATTGCCAATCTCGTAGCTTTCGCTAGAAGACTTCACAATCCCAACCCATCCATTATCTGAGTTAAACTTCAGCTTAATATCTGGGTAGGTTTCAGCCGTACCAAAGTTCTTTAGAGTCGCCTTGTAGTGACCAGTAGAGACTTTCTTAATACTACCGTACTTGGTTTCGCCATCGCTACTTACTAGGGCTTGTGCCTTGTTCTCACCGTAACTTTTCGGCACGTCGAACGTGACTGTTACTGTTGCGGTGATAGGTGCAGTGTTCTTATCGACTGCTAACGACGCTTGACCAGACGGGATAGCTTCCCAAACCTTGTTAGGCTCATCACCAAAAATCAAAGGTTTAGGCTTGTCTACGTTGAGATAACCGCCCAGCGTTTCAGCGATAGTATTAAAGTAGTCGTAGTTTCCGACTAGGGTAAACGATACTTGAATTTGCTTGACGGACAAGGTGCTATATAGGAATTGCTGGCCGTAGCGTCTACGCCCTTGGTCTTGATAGTTGTTGTTGAAATTCGATGCCACATTTTTCGTGACATCTACTGGAACGGTACGTCCTCGCCCTTCATTGAATAATTCGGTTAAGTTCTTACCGTCGTAAATCACTGACATTCCTATCAAATAATGCTACCTCCTAACAACGCTTGTCTGCGTTCATAATCGTTTGTTGCTTTTGTCATGAACGGTGCTAGACCGTTTGACACACTTCTTCCATCGATAACGTTTCTGATCTCGATTGGGTTAGAGCCGTTGGTTACTAATTGACTTAGCAAACCAATCATGACATCTAATTTATCTTCCAGAACAGAAACACGCTCACGGTCTGAAGTGTTATCGTGATTGCCTTGTGGGGCATCACCAGCAAAACGTGCCACTGCTTCAGTAAGTAGTTGCCACGCCCTACCACGTTTGGCGATATCCGTTGGAATGACATATTCTGGCATATCGCCTTCAGCTAATTCATAAACACCATTCTTGTGGACTAGACCACCGTTAGCATAGCCATAGGCTGCGACACGGTTAAAGGCCGCATCCGAAGTACCATAACGATGCTTGATGTAGTTGATTGCAGCAAGCAAGTTATCATAACCATTACGGATGTTATTGTGTCCTGGGTGTTTATAAGCGTTAAATGTTGGGCCAATGGTCTGCATCAAACCAATAGATGGTGTACCGTTGATGGCATTGATATCCCAGTTGTTTTGTACGTTAGGGTCACCACCAGATTCACGCTGGATAGTCGCCAAAATTTTAGAAACACGGAAGTCATTTGGTTCAATACCATTAGCCTTCAACGCTCTAACTACGGACTCACGCCATCTAGCTACTCCGGTACCTTGAGGCCCATCTTCGCCACCACCCGGAGGGCTGAGCAACGGACCAAGGGTTTTCTTAATCCAATCGAACATGCCACCGACTTGGCGTTTAATCAGGGTTTGAAGTGGACTGTTACGGTCTTTAAGTGGCTTACTATTGTCTTCACCACCACCGCCACTATCACGCACCCCAAAGTCAAGGAAAGTAGCAGCGTTAGAGATATGATGGCCTGCATATTGGTGATACTGACCGTTCCCACCGTAGTTGTATTCTTCACCGTCGTAAGTGTCCCCATGTACTGCCGTTACAAAGTCAACGTGGTTGCTTGATACTGGTCCACCAGTGTAGACGGCAACCGTACCCGGTTTTGGTCTGCTTAAGTGTGGCACGCTAGCAGATATCCATTGGTTACCATTTCCAAGGTGACTAAACAAGCTAGGTTTAACACCAAGGTTCGCCAAACGGCTGGCAACGAAAGATACACACTCACGATAGAAGTAACCCCATGGGTCAGCACCAGCGTCTTTTGCCTTGTCTTTAAAGCGGTAGTCGTCGCCTTTAGCACCCATAGCCACAGTACCTTCATCCATCGAAGCGTTAGCCATAGACCAAAGCTCTTTCCACCAGTTCTTGGCTTCTTCAACTGGTTTCTTGTACAACGCATTACCGAGTGGGTTAAACATACCAGCTAACTTATCAGCATTAGGACTGAATTTCTTAGCCAATGATCCAACTGGGTCTTTAACGACATCGGTGACAAACTCAATCATCTTCATGAATTTATCGACACCGTTCTTCATGGTATCCCATACTGAGCCCGCCACATTAGTAGCCGTATCCCAGATTTTAGACCAGAATCCAGTGCCTTTTGCAAACGCTCCACGTTCAACACCCATGAGCATTGCTAACTCACTGGCATTGATGACTTCCGAACCAGTAGGCAAGAGGTATTCAACGTTTCGACCTTGTGGCAAGAATGACTTACCGTTAGGCAAGATTACCATCTCTTGGTTGTTGGTTTCTGGGCTATCGTAGCCGTCGTTAAGAGTAGCTAACGTAGGCTTGGTGATTGGGTTTCGGTATGAGCTAAACATACCAGTACCACCGGCAAACTTAACTTTTGGAATTTTAGAGATAGCTTCTTTACTACCACCGAAATCAGAAATCAGTTTGTTGATACCGTCAATACCAGCGTTTGGCAAGGCAATGACAGCATTGATACCGTCTCCGGCAAGTTTTTTCATGCCGTCCCACATCTCACCGAAACCTTTTTTGACATTATCCCAAGTGTTCTTGAAGAAATTACCAATGTTGGTTAAGGCATCCGTGATTAGTTTGGTAATGTTAACACCAAATTTCTCTTGTGTTAACGCTCCGATTTCATCCCATTTTTTAGATAGGAATTTCTTAGAGTTTTCCCAACCTTCAAACCAGTTCTTATTGATGCCCTTGTGGTTCTTGTCAATATCCTTACCAAGAGCAATCATCGCTTCACTAGCATTACCCTTGATACCTTCCCACGTTTTAGATGCGAACTTCTTGACATTGTCCCACTTTTCGCCCCAATCTTTCTTAAGGCTACTCATGTGTTTTTCAACACCTTTAGCCATATCTTTGACACGGTCCACTGTGCCATCAACGAATTTCTTAAATTTCTTATTGTGCTTGTAAATTAAAGCGAATGCTCCAGCAATAGGATTGGCGATAAATAAAAGGACTTGTTTCCAGTCCTTTTTAAAGAAATCAATGATCTTACCAAAGATTTCTTTAGTAACCTTGAAGATTTTATCAAAGGCTTTCTTTGCAGCACTGAACATGCCGTCAACAAAGGCTTTGAATTTCTTGTTGTGCTTGTAAAGTAGCACTAGGGCAGTGATAGCCGTAGTTACTGCAACCACTATCAAACCAATCGGGTTGGAAGCCATTGCTAAGTTCATTGCCTTTTGTGCCGCCGTCATTCCAACTGTAGCTGTTCGCCAAGCATGAATACCTTTGACTACTGCCGTTATTCCAAGAGCGACCTTAGAACCTACAAAATAAGCAGCAAACAAAGAACCAACCGTTTTAATAGCCGTTTTATGTTCTGCGATGCCGCCTAATGCCTTAGATAGTGATGTGACTGGCCCTTTAGCCTTCTTACCATTGCCGGTCATGAGGTTGAAAGCACCAGCGACACCTTTAATCATGTCTATAGCAACTTCCCAAACACCACCAGCAAAATCTTTACCGATGCTGAATACTGCTCCTAAACTATCTTTAGTTTCCCTGAAGAAAGCTACAATCTTAGGGGCGTTGTTAGCAATGGTTTTACTAACGTTATCAACGACCTTGTTAAGGCCGTCCATGAAGCCGTTGAGCTTGTCGGTGCCACTACCTAGATTAAAGACCTTAGAAAAGGCATCCATGATAGTGCCTAGACCTTTGGAAACGTGTTCCCCTAAATCCTTGAATTTCGTTTCAGTGTTAGGGTCAGCAACCCAATCCCCAATCTGTTGCAAGAATGGGTTTTTCATTTTATCGATTGGGTCACGGAAAGCAGCGACCACCGCCGGCATACGAGACTGAATTGTTCTTTCAAGACCACCGATAGTGGTTGAGAAGTTAGCCGTCGCATCCTTGTATTTATCTTGCAACTCAAACAAGGCTTTCTGTGCCATCTCAGCGGTAATCTTACCGTCTTTTTGAAGTTCCGCATATTTATCTGCGGTCATGTCTGTAATCCCAAGCTCTTGTGCTGCCACTTCTTTAAGCTGGTTCTTCATTTCCGGGAAGACATTGATAATAGACATCATGTCTTGCCCTTGAACCTTACCATTGGCAATCATTTGAGCCCATTGGGTTGCGAAATTCTCAACGGCTGCATCGGTTTGACCAAAAGCGTCTTGCAAAGTCAAGATGGCTTGCGTTTGTTGTTTAGTCAACTCGGTATTGTGGGTAACGGCATAGAATTTCTGGTTCATACCATCAACCATTTCAGTTGAGTTAGCCGCTGCCTGTGCCATTTGGTTGGTCATATCGACCATTTTCTTACCTTCTTCGGCATTGCCCGTCAAGGTTAACCAAGTGGCATTCATGGTTTGTTGGTATTTAACATATTCAGCACTAGAATGTGCGATTTCGTCAAACTTACCTTTGATAGCTCCCAATGCGTTTTGGAAACCGTTGCTGATCAAGTTAGCTGCAAACGTAGCCCCGAAGATACCTTTTAAGCGTGAGGTTTTTGTTTCAGTCTCACTGACTTCACTACCTAAACGTTTAAAACTATCTTTCAAGCGTCCAATGAGTGAGCTAGAACGCTGGCTTTGCTCAATCTCGTCATTCAACTTATCAGCAGCATTGCGAGTGTGTGCTAGACTTGTCGCCGTTTCATCCAAGCGTTGCTTTTGCTTGCGATATTCATCGCTTGTTCTTCCGGACTGTTTAGCGACACGCTCAAGCATTTCTTTTTGGGTCTCGTACTGCTTGTTTAAGTTAGTAATCGAACCCTTGTATTGCTTGAGTTGTTCTTGCCTAGCTTCATCTTCCTTGCCTTCAGCTTTCAAACGCTTGATATAAACATCGGAAGTTTCGTTTTGTAGCTTGTACTCTTTCTGTAATTCGGCAAGCCCAGACCGATGATAGTCCAGGCTGTTCTTAGCTTGCCTTTGTTGATTTTCCAACGACGCCAAACGAGTAGTCGCTTGGTCAATCTGTTGTTGGTACTTAAGGTACTGTTCAGCGGTTTCAGCGGTGCTACCCTTAAGTTGAGACTGTTCTTGTTTCAGTTTCTCAATCTTATGTTGTTGGTTTTGGATAGCATTACCCAGACCATCGTACTTAGCTTGTGCTGCTCCCAAATAGTCCCCAGCACTACGCATTTGGCTTTCTTGTGCCTTCCATGCGTTTGTCGAGCTATTGACTAACTGAGTTAACCGCTTAATCGAATTGGCAGCCTGTAGCGTATCTAAGGCGATTTCCGTGGACATGGTAGCTTGTACTTTTGCCATGTAATAATTTTCCTCCTTTCCTTAAAAATTAGAGTAAAGATGTTGGGTCAACCATCCTATCTTCTTCCTCTTTGGCATTTAAGATTTTCATTAGCTCATAATAATCAGTGTCGTAATACTGATCTAGTGTCCACCCAAAACCTTGGATTGATTTTTTAGCAATGATTTTTAAATCTTCAATGCGATTTTCTAAATCAAAAATCTGTTCACCTTTAGATTTTAGTCTTTTGGGTCAACTTCACCAGCAGCGTTTTCAAGTTGCTCATCCGTCAACCCGTACATGTAACCTACCAATTTTTCAGAGATTTCTTGCGTGCGGACATTATCCAAATCAAGCAATTTGTCATAAGCTTCATCATCCAAGTCGAGAATAGCACGAATAAAGCTGAGCATTTCTTTTAGGATTGTAAAGCTAGCTTGTGCTTGTTCTTGTGTATCACCTTCTTCGACGGTGTCGCTGATTTTAAGCACGGCAAGTTGGTACTCGTGCATACGCAAAACGTTACGGTTGCTTGTAGTCACCTTGAAGGCTTTCTTGCTGATTTCTGGGATTTGAATAGTTCTGATTTCCATTTATCTTTACTCCTTTAACACAAAAATAGAGGTCAGGCCATGAGCCCGACCTCTTGCGAATTATTTAGATTAACCACCGACTACTGGTGTACCAGTGAGAACATATCCACCAAATACTTCTTTGAACATGTTAGCTTTATCGAAGTTAGATGCTCCAGTGTAGTATTTCTTGTAAGGCTCACCACCGAACGCATCCGCTGACAAAGCATTGAATGTCATGTTGTCGTCTTGACGAGTTTGGGCAGTATCAGTATCTGTAGCAACGTTTTGAGTTGATTCTTGCATGATACCATTAGCGAAACCAAAGAACACTGAGTGTTTGCGGTCAAGTGTTTCAGATTCAATCAATACCGCTGTGTGTGGTTTTTCACCGTCCATCACGTACCCACCCTTGCCGTCCGGTTTAAAACCAAGCATTTTTTGTTTGATTTCAAAGTCAAGGTTATTGAAGTCAAACGCCACTGTTGGTGAACCCGGTGCAATCATTACATCTTGTACTGAGTTATTCCCGGGAACTTTAGTCGCTTGACCTTCCAAGTTTGAGATGTTAGCGGTACGAGTACCAAGCATTTTAGAATCAACTTCGATTACACCTTCAGTTGAAAGGCCATCGTTTCCTTTAAGTAGTTTTTGGGTTTTTGGGTCAACCAATGCAAGGCGGACCATTTTCAAACCTACAATTGCCATATAGTAATATCTCCTTTGTTAAATTAATCTGTCGAGTGCGACAAAAAAGACCGCCGTAAGTTGTAACGTATCGGGGTCTATGCTATGTTCTCTCATATCTGTAATTGAGTAGTGTTCAGATTTTAGGAATTTCAATAATTCCATTTCAAAGGCTTCGATATCAAAGTCGATATCAGCCTTGTAGAAAATCTGGACTTCTACTCTATCTGTTTTTCCGAAAAAGGTATTATTCCCACTCAAATCAAGGGACGGATTGCTTTCAGTGAGCAAAACGATTGTCTTATCGGTATTTTCTTCGAGTTCTCTAGGCAAGTTGTTTGCATATACTTCGCTTATTTCACAAAATTCTTTGCCGTCAATGAGCTCTTTTAGTTTTACGGTTGCTAACACTTAATCACTTTCCTCCTTTTCTTCGAATGAGTTTTTCATATTCCTCTTTTTCTGCTAATAACACCTTTCTTTGAACGGCGCTATCGTTTTGGACATTGGTAACGAAATGATCAGCACGATATTTCTTGGTGCCGTCATTTAATCGTCTAGCATTTTGGGCGTGGTAATTGTTTTTCCAGCCTACGGTTGCCACACCATTTTTTCTGCCGTCCGCATTAGTGGATTGCACAGATAAACCATCAGCCATGTGTCCATACTTCAAATCTTTTTTATTTGAGTAGTGTTTCTCACGAGTCACTTCTTCCAACTCTTTTTGAAACACTTTCGCACCAGCAGTGGTAATTTTAGCTTGTTCCGCTGGTGTGATATCGCCAATGCTAGCTACTGTTTCAAGCCAGCCCTCTAGTGCCTTATCAAGCCCTACCATAGCCATCACCCAACTTTCTTGTGCTTCCGCAATGTCAGAAAGTCGTAGCGATTAAGCCCAAAGTTTTCGTTTGGGCTAACCCGCACAATATCATACTGAGTGCCATTTAGGACGGCGACTTGACCTTCAATCACTTTAGCATTGTGGCGAATAACAATCACTCTTGTATCGCTTTCGCCATTCTGTTGGGCTAAATACTCTTGATTGAGTGTGCGAGTGTGGGGCTTGTAGTGCAATGTAAACTGTTTGACGAACTTTGGCACGCTCACACCCGTAAACTTGTTAGGGGTGCTTTGGTATGTGCCAAAATCAGCCTTGAAACGAAAGTCTGAGGGTAAATATCTAACTTTAGGCATTAGTCACCTCTTTCATCACTATACGTTGCGTATAAGCCCCTTAATTGCCCGATTATGCTATTTAAAGTTAGGTTAATCGGATAAGTTACCGTGTCCGTTAAAGCTACTCTATAAGTGAAATAAGAGCTTGTGAGGGCTATTACAGCCGTGTCAAATAGAGCTTCTACACTTTCAAGGTCGTAGAATTTCTGATCACTACCGACTGCATTGATAATGTACTGTTGAGCCGATTCAATGTAAGCTGGAATGAGTGCAGTGTCGTCTGTCTCATCCAGATTGAGGGTCTGCATGATAGTTTCCTTAGATACACTCATTACTTACCTCCTAATTAAGCTCCTGGAGTGAGATTAGCTTTTTGGTCAGCGATTGCTTTGAATGACGCTGGCACAAACGCTTCTTCATCGGTTTTAACAACGTCGAAGCGGTCAATAACACGTACTTTAGTCGTATCAGTTTCGAATGCTCCACCACCGATGTTAGTAGAGAGCAATGACAAGTGTTGACGGTCAAACAATGTTACCGCTTGTTTCAAGTCACCAAAGTACAATGGCATAGCTCCACCAGTACCGTTAGCAAGCCAGCGGTCTGAAACTTCTTTAACTGCAAAACCATCGATTGAGTAGCCAGTTGGTGATTTCACATCACGTTCCATGAGGTAATCACCCATAGCATTCTTAACTTTTTTAAGAGCAGTGAAGCCTGAAGTGTTCGTCAAGAAGAATGAAGTTTGTTTGATAGCTGGGTCAACTTTAGCTTCCAAGTCGATGATATCATCCCATTTAGCCAATGTTGGTTTAGTTGGGAGTGTAGCGATAACATCCAAGATAGCTTTGTTACGAGTAACAACAACTTTCTTAGCAATCCAACCAGACAACCAAGCGAGGATATTTTCAGCAGAATCAGCAAGCAAGCTGTTAGTTACTGTTGAGATACCAGCATAACGTTTGATAGCGTAGCGGATAAGAGAAAGTTTTGGATCATCATTAGCACCGATTTGTCCAGCTTCATCATCAAGTTTAGAAAGACCAGTAATTTCAGCCCATTTCTCATAAACACGAGAACCAGTAAGAGTAGTTACGTTTTCAACGTTAACGTATTCTTGCAATGAGTCGTATTGACGAACCAATGTATTGATAGCTGTACGAATATCTTGTGGGATAGTCAAACCAGCGTCTGCACCAGTTCCGTCTGTTTTAGAATCAAGCAAGTTTTGGTAGCGACCACGAACGAGATTTTTGAAGTCTTTAACAAAATTAGCTTTAACTTCTTCTTCGTTTTCAGTCAAAGGTTGTTTTTCTTCCTCTGACATATTCGCTACTTCGCTAGCACGAGCTTCAGTGTACTGTTCTTTGAACATGTCACGTTTCATTTTCGCAGTGTCACGCTCATTTTTAATTGCTTGCAATTCTTCAGCGGTAACTGAATCATCAAGCATAGCTACGTTAAGTTTTTCATTCAAGTTTTCGACCTTGTCGCCTTGTGTAATCCAAAGGTCATGCAATTCATTTGATGTTTTCAATATTCATCTTCCTTTCATTTTTCAAGTAAAATAGCCAATTTCTGCTCACGCAATGAATTGGTCTTAGGTGTCGCAATCATATTCTTAAATTTAGTGATTGCTGACTTGCTTGGTAGTTGATGTGTGGCATTCGTAACCATGATTTCTTCTTCATCATTATCGAAGAACATGATTTCATCCGCAAAGCCTTTATCAACGGCAGTTTTAGCATTGAGCCATGTTTCTTTGGCCATTAGGTCAAGTAATTCTGGTTGTTTAAGACCAGTTTTCATCTCGTAAGCCAATGCAATAGATTCATCAATGCTATTAAGCACCGCTGATTGATGCTCTAGGTCATCACTATTACCAACGATGCCAGTAGACGCTTTGTGAATCATAATATGTGCCGTTGGACTGATACGCACGGTATCACCAGCCATAGAAATGACACTAGCAGCACTAGCCGCAAGCCCTTGCACATTAACCACAATACGCTTGCCGCTAGCTTTAAGCATTGTATAGATTTCGCTAGCTGCAAACACATCACCACCATTTGACGCAATGTTAAGCGTGATTTCTTCGTCTTCATCGTTAGCAATGGCATCTTGTACCAGTTTGGGGTAGGTACTAGACATGCCAAAGTATTCGTAAAAAGCACCAGCGTCATCGCTTACAATATCGCCTTTAATGTCAATCTTGCCCATTTATCTCACCTCCTTTCAATGATGTACGGTTAGGGTTTTCACCCTTCGGCAACTCTTTAGGCAAAATCTCCGCTTGTTGCAAAATATACAAGCCTTGATTCTGTGCGAGTGTGCCGCTTTTAACCATGCTATTGATACGGCTGATATAGTTAGCACCAGTCGGATCAACCGCTGGAAAAATATCTGCGTCCACATCGCATGAAAGTTTCTGAGATAACTCACTGAGAAACGGTCTCAAATAACGTGCTACTGCTTTCGAATAGACATTTGAGCTCATTTCTAGTGAAGACTGTTGGTCTCCTTGACCTCCGACAACGTTCTCTGGGATACCGTAGACTTTTGCAAATTGTCCGGTCGTCCAGTCCGCTTGCTTAAGTAGTTGGGCCACGTTGGATTTAATTTCAAGAGGTGTGAAGTCCTCTAAATCATCCAATACCAACGGACCGCCTTGCATTTGCTTCATTGCTTGTCGAGAACGTGAAACCTTGGTTTTGAAATCGAGCAAACCACCGCCCTTGATTTTCAAGATACCATTGGCATTTAGGGCATTTTTAAGTGAATTAAGCGTTAGTTTATCACTAGCTTTTTGAATATCTAATTCTCTACCCAGAGCCATCAATGGACTTACGCTTGTCAAACCGCCGTCCACAGATAGCAATCTAAAGTGTAAGATGTCGCTTTGTGGAACGTGTTGTTTTGGCGGTATGCGTGGGTCATCGAACGTGATGTTGTAATAAAGACCATTCTGATTATCCATGCGGTTAAATGAGACTTGAGACGGTCTTAAATACTCCCACTTCATATCACGCCCGTTGTCATTACGCCATCGATATGCAAAGGCTTCACCACCCAATAGCATTTGAGCAAAGATAGACTGGTAAAAGTTAAAGCGGTTAGCGTTGTTAGATGGGTTATCCACAATGCCTTGCATTTGCTTTCGGCTGGTTGTAAGCTTAGCAGTCGCAAGGTCGTTAGATAGCTGACTGATAATAGAGAATAGGTCCGAGTTCTTAAGAGCAGTTTCGGCTGAAACCCACTCACTACCGTTTAAAGTAGCTAAAAACTCTGGATCAGTGATATCAAAAAAGCCCCCTTGATTACTCGGTGGGCTTTCGGTTGCTAAATTAAATATCGGCAATTATTATCACCTCCTTTCTAGCCTTTCTTAGCGGCTAGCTCACTAATTAAACCTGCTAATACGAATGTAATGGTCATACTGATACCGAACCACACGTAACCGAGGTTATAAGTTGTTAAATTAAGCGAAATCGCAGCTAAAATGAACATAAGGATGTCAAAAATAGCCCAAATCGCCTTAAAAAACTTCAAAATCATGTATTAATACTCCTCTAGTAGCCCACTATCTGGGTTTTTTAACCAGTTTAGAACGGCTTCTTGACTCATGTGTTCTACCTTCCACGTTGGATTGTTAGTAATAGCGTAATCTTCAAAGGCATACATCCCGTCATAAAACGCATCGATAAGAGCGTCCACAACGTCGATTTTATAGGTCGATTTCATTTTATCGACTTGAATACCGATGTTATCCTCTTTAATTACCGCATTTATCAAGGCTTTTCGCATGATTTCATCATCCAAACGGGTAATATTGCCCTCGATAAAGAGGGTTTGAAGGAATTTTGTCGGGTCTTTCAATTCACTTGTCCGTTGTCTAATCGGCATAAGTGGGAAGCTAGTGTTAGATTCCAAAGCTTTGATAATCTTAGATACCATCATAGCATCGTATCCAAAAAACAAAACATCAAGTTGATTGTCTTCCACATACTCACAAAACCATCGGTACACTTCCTCTGGATTGATTAGCCCTTGTGGGTGACTTGTAATCGTACAAAAACCCTTGGTTTCCAAATCCCGATAGTTAACACCGTCCTGCTCCATTTTGGCTTCTAGTGAGCCGGCTTGTTGCCAAGGAATGAAACTGTGTTGTTCGACATGCCATTTCTGATTACCATCTTCAGCAACGTATGGATAGACGAAACCAATAGCCGTGTTATCGCTAAACATTGAAGCGTCAAGCCCGACATAAACACGTTTCCCCTTGATATCAAATTCATCAACGACTGCATTTTCAATATCAGTCAAATCAAGAAAACTATTGCTATCAGCAAGTAACCAACAATTCATGTTCTTAACTTGGAAATCAGCAAGTTTTCCCATGAGTAGCTTCTTATCTCGTTCGGAAAGTAGCCCCTTCATCAAGCCATCCTTTAGTTTAGGGTGGTTAAGTAGTGGGTTGCTCTTTGACCATGTTTCTGGTTTGAAGACTTCTTCCAAATTATCTTGCGACCAGATTAGACATAGCTGATCATCACCAGACCTGTCGAAATCACGTTCCATGATTTCAATCAGTTTCTTTTGCTCTTGATGAAACGGCACATCGGGCGTTTGGTAAGAAGTTGAAATTTCAATAAAACGTGAACCCTCGGTGTTAACTTGTCCGGATGTGATTTTAGAAATCCCTTCATCCGTTCTAAGTTCACCGACCTCATCAGAAATGGCGGTCTTAAAGTGCTTACCGTCAAATTTACCAGATTCAAAAGAAATGGTATGAATAGTGTTAGCGTCCACAAGCGACTTAATTTCTCGTGAATATAACTGAAGCTGTGTTTCCTCTGCTAATGACTTAAAGGGCTCGTTCTCAATGATTCTAGCCATCATTGATTTGACATAAGTAAACAGCTTCATTGTTTGGTCAAAGTTTAGTGAGCTAACAAGAAAATCTTGGTTACTTTGCCCGATAATTTCAATCAGATAAGAGAAATTGAGACAGATACCAGCTATCATCGTTTTACCTTGTGAACGGGCAATAGAAATGATGATATTTGAAAACCTTGGCACATCATCCAAATCAAACCATGCAAAGAGCTGGGCAAAAATAAAATACTGCCAATCCATCGGCTCTAGCTTTTGGCTAAGATCATCAACATTTGGCACTAAAGACAAGAATTTCAAGAAACGGTTAAATGCTTCAATCGAGTAGACATAAGGAAAATCGCTATCCCCTTGTCGTTGCAAATCTCGGAGGTGTCTAAAACATGCTAATTGGATATTGTAACCAGCAACAATCTTGCCATCTAGCACATTGAAACAGTATTGTGTGCCATAGTCGGTATAGGTTTTTCGCTCATAAGAAAAATCGATGCTGTTATAAGCACCGATTACATCTTTCGACTTGGTTAAATCAATCTCTTGCATGTTTCACCTCCTTTATTTGAAGAATGCTGCCATTTTATCTTTCATAGATGTATTATCAGCTTGACTTCCGGCTATTTCAGCCAATTCTGCCCTTCCTTTAGGCGTTAGACCTAGCTGGATGCCTATTTTATTAAGGGTTTCGGCAGCGTCTTTCATCGTCGCAACGGCTGGGTTTTTCTTAAATCCCATCGATTGCTCGCCTAAAATTTCACCACTGCCAGGCGACTGGATGAGCTTAATAATCTCAGTTTGGATACCGTTTTCTTTCACGTCCTCATAGGCTTTTTTATAAATCTCATAGGTCGTGCAGTAAGTTTCCACTAGGAAAGTGTCAATACGCTCGACCTTTTCTGTTGCTTTTAAAAACGGAATGATTTTAGTCCAAACTGACCTCGCCACCGTTCCTAAATAGTTCGGTGGGTCAATGGGTAGAAAGCGGTCATTTTGCTCGTAAAACGGTTTCCGTTTGGCTGGTGACTTATTCGCCATCTTCTCACCTCCTAAATTAAAAATAGACCCTTGTTAAAACCCTCAAAATTGGCGTGCGGTGTAAGAAAACACCTTGTAGTGGCTCTCCAGACGGCAATATAGGGGCGGGGGTGCATTTAAAAATAGCCCGAGTGTTATCCGGACTATTCTTTGTCTAGGGCGTGTTATGGGCTTATTAGAGAGGTTTAACGACGTCCTCTTTTTTGCGGGCTATTAAATCTGCCCACGTTGCCACGGAAAGTCGTAGATCGGTGTTCTGTTTCGTTCTACTTTGACCAGTACCATAGATTTCTTGTTCTAGCGTCCTCTTGGTGTTATCACAGCTTCTACAAGTTGCTACTACGTTTGAAATTTTAGTCCTAAGTTCTGGAGCTATTTCAACGGGTGTTACGTGGTCGCCTATGCGTGCGTCTGGTGTGGTCACACCCATCGCTAGACAGTACTGACATAGATAGTTGTCACGTTCCAACGCTATCTTACGAATAGAAGACCAAGTCTTCGAACGATAAAACGCATACCGTTCCTTGCTCTCATCATCTCGGTTCCTTACTCGCTTGTTGTATCTAGTGCGTGAGTATCTCTGTCTTTCCTCTACGTATGCAGCTTCCATACTCTTGTGTGCAGTACAGAAGTGTGCTGGTCTCTCTGCTAAGGCATGGCACCCCTCTGCCTTGCATCGTCTGACCATTGGCATTGGCATACCTCCTTTCAGATAAACTAAAAGAAGAACACTGCTGTGTCCTTCTGATTCGATAATACTATACTACCACGTTCGTAGTATGATGGAGTATGGATTGGTATATACCACTATGAATCAATCCAAATACTTCTCAGCCTGTCTAAGTTTGACATAGTAGGTAGCCTTACTAAAGCCCATGCGGTCACATATCTGCCAGATATCTAGCTGGTCTATATATACCATTTGCAGTAGGGATCTAGCATCTATGTCCCCCACGTTTGCTACCTGTCTGCGAAACTCTCGACGTTGTTTGATAGCTTCCGCAACGAATTGTTTCAGCTCTTCTTTTTCCGTTATCAATTCGGTGTACAGGTCATCTTTAGCTTTTCTCTTCCCACCTTGTACCATGTCAGTCTGCATAGCACCAGCAGTTACTTTCAGCGCTTGTGATTCCAGTCGTTTAATCTGTTCTGTCTGACTGTCAATGTATCTATCAAGCGCCTTGATTTTTTGCAGCCGTTCCACTGTTCTCATAAATCCGTTTTCCTTTATGGTATAATAATATTATCAGCGTTTGAACAGTCCTAGGCATTAGTCTGGGTCTTTTTTTATACAAGAATAAAGAAGGATTAGGGTACCACCTCCCGTGCATTAGATTTAGCCGTGCCACCAGCAATGCAAGACTAGGATTGAAAGAAATAAAAAAGGATTCCTCGATTCTATAACTTATTATTTACTGGATTTTTGATGACAAGGTCTGTCAGCTTGTCTGGTGTTGAAAAAGTGTTCAAGCCACTAAAAGTCTATATTCATTTTTTAGTGTATTTGACAGACAATAGCTAGCAAGGGAGTCGAACCCTCGTAAACCGTTCTAGCTACACGCCTAATGCATAGGCTGTATAAAGAGCTTTTCTGACCGTTGTCTTCTTACGTCCAAGCTCGCCCTTGGTCCGATATTCGAGTGTGATGCGGTCAACTTCATCGTCCAATCTCTCGCTCCATTCGTAGTTATTGAAGACATAATCAATAATCTCGCTGAATAGCCCTCTTGACAGCATCCCTTCCATTTGAATAGCCTTCAAAGGTGTTAGGGCGGCTTTCTCCACATAGCAACAATTGAGGGCGTTTTGGGTTTTGTCAGCTGTTTTCTTATCGCACCCTTTAACCTCTCTAATATAGTTATTTAGATTGTTAGGGTGTTCCTTGCGTAAACCTTCCACTTCTTCCTGGAATCGTTTGAATAAGTCTTCTGGCAGTCCTGCGTTGGCTTTATCCAAAACTGGGCGTGTGGTTTTTCCTCTTGTGTAATTAGTGGACAGATAATCTTGAAGGTCGTCAAATAATTCATCAGAAATAATGCCTTCTAGTCTATCGACAGTTGCCGGCGATATCCTCGCACGCTCAACGACTGCACTATTAAACGCTTGGTAAATGATGCGAGCTTGTAACTCACTGCACTGTTTCACATCCTGGAAGAACTGCTTATAAGAGCCTTTTTTGTGTGTTTTTCTTAGTGCTGCATGTTCATCGACCAACCGCTGATATAGCTCTAGTGTCAGTCCGGAATATTTGTATCTCACGCTCATGAGCTCACCTCTAGCAGCTCTTGATTTTCGTAGATGTTGCCAATAACCTCAATGTAATACTCTTGACTGATGTCAAATAGTCCGTTATGTACTTGCCCGTCTATGTACCACATGAAAATCTCGTCCAAACCGCAAATAGTTCCAATTCCACCATCCGGAAAATTAGTTCTTTCGTCATCATCAGTCACCTTGACGATATCCCCTTCAAAGATTTCTTTGCCATTCTTGTCTCTGAAGCCTGTGGATTGCATGAGAATGTAATTTTTTAAGTCCTCTTTTACAACATTTCCATTCTTGTAGGTTGCTTTGATAATTTGTTCATCGAAAACCAGTGCATCAACTTGCACCATTTCCTTAAACTCTTTATCCCACGCTCTGAATCTTGGTATCATTGCCATCACCCTCTCAACGTTTTTTGTCCTATGCAATAACCATCAAACCAAATTTCTGGCAACTCACCGTAACCAAATCTGTAATTCATGCTTTTGTTGAGCGTCAGAAACATCCTTGATGTTCCTCTTCTATCTTTGAATGTAGATATTGATATATTTCGTTCAAAACCGCCATGTTTCAAGCTTTTATCATAAAGCTTACTAAATGCTTTGACATACTGTTTCTTTCGCTGCCGCCTGTTCATTGCCCTCTCCCTTTCAGATAGCTGGGAATGTCATCCCCAATGTTTACTTGGTCGTATTGTTCCTTGCTGACAAGGAACTTGCCGTAAGCTCCGCAATCAATAGTGTAGAGATCATTAATTTTCTCTTTCCCGGTAACCTTGCCATACATTTCAGAACCAGCGTTATCTACCCGATGGATAGTTACTGTCTCTACCCTGCGTGGCACTGTCAGAACGTAGTAGACTGACAGCATGTTGATAGCTAGTGATACTAGTAGTATGATTGTAGCTATCGTTAAATCTTTATGTTTCACTCATAAACCCCTTATATACCTTTTTTAAAATCTCGCAAACCAAACTCAGAGGAATGTTTGACCTCTCATTATAGGATTTCGTCCAATCTTGAAATTTGATGTCATTTGACTTCTTTTCATTTTTAAGATTCAGTTCAATATTTCCAGAAAATCGAGTTGGTTTAGAAATCGGATAGTCGTCATAATTGTTGTATCTTGTATGATTTTCAAACGGGATTTCGAACCCCAGCACTCTCTCGATGTATTGCCAAATTCTGCCATGAGCTGGGTTCTCTATGATCCAATATTTGGGCTTGTATCGTTTGATGATTTCGACTGTATTGAACACACACAATTCACCATTGATTCGTTTCATAAGTTGTTTATTTGGGTAGTATTGATATCTGTCATAATCCTTATGATCACGAACGGTAAATATCGACAAGGGTTCTTGTGGTTGAAATAAAGAGTCACCTTGCTCTTGTTTCCAACAAGCATTTCCTCTATCCATGGCGCTAGCGTTAGACCAACTTTCACACGGTGGGCTAGCGATAATCAGATCAGGTTTAGGCAATTTGTCCAATGTGTCAAATAGTGTGTTATTTCCAAACAAACGGCTATAATCAGCTAAATTCAGATTGATAAAATGATGATTTTTATTTTCGATATCAATACCTATTGGATAGATTTCAATATCTTTGCCCAGTTTCTTTACACCTTTTGTGTATGATCCGTTTCCACTGTCAAACAATGCCCAGACAATCATCCTAGAGGTCTTCCTCCTTGACGAATGTCCCATTTACTATCTTCCCCTTTCTATTCTTAATTTCCTCGTACGCAATACCCAAACACTCAGTCACATCGAGGTCTAGTTGATGTGCCAGTACGATAATCGTGACAAGCGTGTCTCCGATAGCATCCTTCAACGCAGCTTGTGGCTCAGTAAATTTCGTCGGTTTCAAGAGTACATCTCGAATCTCACCGACTTCCTCAGTCACTCGCATCCACTGTATCTTTGGATCTGCTTGTTTTAAGTTGCGTTCGTCTGCCCAGTTATTGATTTTAGTGATTAAATCTGAGAATGTGTTATCAGTATCGTAACCAAGTAAGTAAGGGATTGACACGTTGAAGTAGTCAGCTAACTTCTTAGCGTTACTTCCTTTGATTTCATGGGTGCCATGTTCCCAATTAAGAATGGTCAATTTTGTAACCTTAATTTTTTCGGCTAACTCCACTCTTGTCATTCCCCTCGATTTCCGTAACAGTTTAAGATTATTCATCCGTTACCTCCTTCACTTCCACGCCTTCGCAGTTAAACACCCAGCCGAAGCCAGCTTCTTCTAGCTCTTTGCGGGTAAACGATTGCGTTTTAATCTTCTTATCCACCCAATCTTCACCAAAATACCAATAATCGCCATTTTTTAATACACAATATTTATAGTCAATCCCCTTGATTCTAACCTCGTATTTAGGCTCTTTCTCGACCTCGTAGCCGAACTGGTGCATGTTTGCGAGGGTAGTGATGGCTTTGTTCCTGCCAGTATGGTACATCCAGTATTTGAACTCGTCCCATTTCGTATCAGCCCAGCTTGTAAGATATGCCCAAATATCATCATTTAAGTCATTCTTATGTTCCTCATACCAATCCGCCACACATTGCGACACCACTGGTTTAGGGAAGAACGAATCGTAAAGGTCTTCTGCGTAAGATACGGATCCACCAGATATCCTTGATATTGTCCGTACCGCTTCTTCTCGGCTTATTGCTTCATTTCTATCCATCACATTCCACCATTTCTACCTTATATTTCTTAGCATTGCGATATTTCAATTTCAATCTGTGCATTTCATTAATCGCTTCATTCTTATTACTGAAGACATGCTCACTGTCTTCCATGTTGCCGTAATAGACGATTACTTTATATTTCATAGTTCAACCAGTCTCCTTCCATTCTCACCAGTAATTCCTCACCCTTATACAAGGCATATTCCTTTACTTGCATAGTTCAACCATCCTCGTTAGTAATTCTTCGTCCGGCAACTGCTCCAGCATTAGTATGCGGTTGAGTTTCTTTGCGTTGATACCCAACTTAGCGCTGATATATTCCACATCTTCGTGATTGGCCCAGAACCATCTCGAGAATTCTTGCGTTTGACCTAATACGCTTGTGTGGTCATAACTCCCTGGAGCATATACACCGACTAGCTTGTCCTTGTATTTGCTATTCATTCCAACTCCTTAATTTCAAATTCAATGCGTGGATTAGGACTGTACTTCTTGCGAGCTCTCAACTCGCACACAATACTGTCATCCGTCCAAACAATCCCTTTCTTATCGGCCTTGTTATAACCAGCTTTTGAGATACTATCAAAGAGCGATTTGACAAGATTATCAACGTCTGGAGTTTTCGCATGCCAAAGCATTTCAGCCATGAATTTCTTGAATATATCCCACGTTTTGGCTCTAGCCTTTGGCGTGGGCATTTTTGATACATTAAGCGGGGCTTTCATGTAAAATACGACATCGACTGAAATAGGACCGTCGTAGAATTGTCCGTCATATTCTTGCTCGATAAGTTGCGAACATTGACGACGCCATGCCTTCATTTTAGGGTCTTCGTAAGTTCCGAATTTGCTGAATCGTGGCCTTGTTTGAGGTTTAGGCTCAATGTTTAAAATCATTTTCATGTTTTCACCAAATCAGAAGGGTAGATCTGAATCTTGGATATCCATAGGGTTTGAATTACCAAACGGATTGCCGTTATTTTTTGAATAACTTGGCGCTTGCTGTTGAGATTGATTATAACCACCGTTAGCATTGCCACCTTCACGCGCCGCTCGGCTTTCCAGCATTTGGAAGTTTTCAGCGACAACCTCGGTTACATACACACGTTGACCTTGCTGATTCTCGTAGCTACGTGTCTGAATACGTCCAGTAATTCCAATCAATGCGCCTTTCTTAGCCCGGTTAGCCAAATTCTCAGCTTGCTGACGCCAGATAACACAGTTGATAAAGTCCGTTTCACGTTCGCCGTTAGCGTCCTTAAAGGTACGGTTAACCGCAAGGCTAAATGTTGCAACAGCAACATTGCTAGGCGTGTAGCGTAGCTCTGGGTCTCTTGTTAATCTTCCGACAAGACAGACTGAATTAATCATAGTTTTCTCTCCTTCTATTCACGATTTAGTAAATCGTCCAGTTTGGGTTTAGATTTTGGTCTTGACATTAACTTAAATGTATTTTCAATTCTTCTTCGGTCATACTAGCTATGTTTTGATAGCCGCTGACAGTGTAGTTTTGTTTGTATTCCCAACCGTTTTTGCTAAGTAAACGTTTAAATCTGTCTTTATCGTCTGAATCTTCAAAGTAGACTTCAAGTGTCATTTTTTGGCGATAACGTTTTGATTCTGGAATGTTAGCTTCTTCAATTGTTGGCGTGTTTTCGATAATTTCGCCCGTTTCTGAATCGACAACTAATGCCGTTGGTTTCGTTTCTGCTATCTTTTCTTTTTGTTTTTGCAATTCAGCTTGTCGTAGTGCTTCTTGTTCTTGTCTTTTGCGTTCAGCTTCTTGTTCTTGTAATTCAAAAGCATGGTCTGAACGAATCTGATCTAACACCTCTGCTAATGTCAGATTTTGAAGCATACGGATATACGGTTGGTCGGTCATTCCGTACTCTGAACAAAGTCCAGATATGGATTGAGTGGCTTTTTTAAATTCCTCTTGTTTTTGATATTCAAAAGTAACCATGTCGTCTAATGCCTTCATAGTCGCTTTTTTAAGAGTTACACCGTCCGCCATAAAATCGCCATTTTTGATGTATTCCGTTGCTTTTCCATCAAAAATGCGAGGGTCAATCATATAGTCGCTGGCTTTGTTAGCTAAATAGCTTTTAACAGTGTCCAATCTCAGTGCTTTTTGATGATTTTCGAACTCTTTCACATCATTTGCAATTTGGTTGATAATGTTTTTAAGAGGTTTCTCTGTTTCCTTGATATATTTTTCAAAATCCGTCGCTGGTTTTGATAACTCATTCTTGATTTTGATACGTTCGTCTGAAATTTGCTTGGTTAATTTTCGTAATTCAGCCAAAACTTTCTTGTCGTCTTTGATAGTGCCAGCAGTGACTGTGTAATTTTGATACTTAGCAACTACATCAGCAATGCCTTTTTCAAAAACCTCTTGCCCTACAATTTCAACTTTAGCTTGTTCAATATTAACTTGTAATTCTTGCATTGTTCACACCTCGTTAATAGTCGAGAAGTTCGCCTTGAACTGGCTCGTTTTGTGAATTGGCAACCGGTTGAGAATTGCTTTCACTTGTTTGTTGGAAATGCGTTTGTTCTTGCTTCATTTGTTCGATTTGCGCCAGCTTACGAGCTCTAACATCCTCTTGTGTCTCTTGTGGCGTTACATCCTTGATTCTGTCGAATGTTTCACCGCCGTCATCCTCAGTGTACATATTTCCTAAATCCTCTGGGAAAGCTTCACGTAAGGCATTGACAAGAGCGGTTTTTCTAATCATGGTAGCTGGCATAGCGTTCCAAGTGCTTTGCTTTTTATCGTATTCTTCACGACTAACGAAAACCTCTACAGGAACCTTGAAATTCTTGCGGTAAACTCTTGCCCAGCCACCGACGAGCGTGTCGTTAGGTAGCAGCAGCGCCCCTTTCCGCTCTACCATATCACCAGAATCGTCAACAACTACCACTCCGGCTTCAAAGCCTTCATAGTTTGGGTTTTGTGCTGCACGCTTCAAGAATGCTTCTTTTGAGACAATTAAGCTAAATTCAGCCCCACCATTTTTCTTTTTGTAAGCTACGATATAGACCTCGTTTAGCAATGGGTTGAGGTTACGACCTTTAATCAGCGATAAAGCTTGCCCAACTTGTTTTTCTGTCAATAAATCTTGTGGGTCGTAGTAGCGTTTAATATCTTGAAACGTCCAAACGCTTGTATCTGTTGAAATATCCCTTTTGTTTTGTGTTTGTAGTTGATTTGTCATGTTTTTATCTCCCTTGGGGTTTTCTAGTGTACGCTAAAAATCTGCGTCGATTTCTTAGCGAAATACATATATTCATTAATTTTCTCGATAAACGAATACAGATCTAAATCATCCATCATTTTCTGTTTGTGCTCTTTTGAGAATACAAGGCCGTGAATACGCTCGTAGTCTTCAAAGAGCTTTAGTTTTACTTCTTCTTCCGTCATAGCATCATCCTTCTAGCTGTTTTAGCTGATTGAGTGTATAGCGCTTATCTTTGATGTTGAGTGCTTTAAATACATTCCCTTCCAGTCCTGTCCGAATGCGGCTTGCGACACGTTCGCTGTAAAGGTTTGCAATTTCATCATTGCTTAAGTTGGTTGAGATAATCGTATTCTTGCGATGACTGAGCACGTCAAAGATAAATTCTTCTTCCCACGCTGACTTAGAGCGCCCTGAATCACTTTGTTTAACGCCTAAATCGTCCAGGATGAGATAATCAACCTCCACCAACAGTCTTGAATAGTAACCCTCTTTGCTCTCAAACTTAAAGCTCTCTCGGACTTTCCGTAATATTTCGGTCAAATTCACGAATAGCACACTCTTTGGTGTTCCTCTTTCCTTGAAAGTCTCATTCAGCGTTTTAGCCATTGCAATAGTCAAGTGAGTTTTACCGATTCCAGTAGTTCCCGTTAGCAAGGTGTTCCCGTCTACGCCATCAAGATATTTCTGCGTTTGTCTCTTCACGAAATCTAGCAGATTCTTTTCCTCTTGCGTTCTAGCGATGAAGTTATCAAAAGATGCTGACTTTAGCTCTTCGGGAATAGTGCTATCTCTCATAAGCACGTCATACGTTCTCAGATAGAGGTTTCTCTTCATGCTCTCTTTTGCCATCTCTTCTTCCTTTTTGTCTCTTTGCTCTTTGGCACACTTTGGACAAACTGGAGAGGGTTTGCGTGGTTGTTCTTCACCCGCAATTTTAACGTGGATATTAAGCTGTAACATCGGTACCCCATGAATAGGACAAACGTCCCCTAGCCTTTTTGTGTTTGCTATAATTTCAGCTTGCGATAGCATATAGATATCACCCCTTCCTAAAATGGGTTTTCATCCGTTCGAGTAGCTACCCATTCTTCATAAGTTTGTGGCTCTTTCTTTTGTTGTTTCTTGCCCTTATGATTTGCTTTGCTATTCCTAACAAGTTCAACCGTCATTAAGTTGTCTTGTTTCCATCGGTTTAAGATAGCCTTAATATATGCAAAGTTTGCCTTACCTTGGCTTACTGCTTCTTTTAGTGCTTCAAGAATAACGTCAGCGTTAAAATCTTCTAGCATGTACTGTAAGTCTTGCGTTTGGAGTGGTGATAGCGGTCTGCCTATCTCAGCTTCGAAAGATTGATAAAGATTTACAAGGTCTTGATTAAGAGGGGGAGTAGTGGTAGGTTGTTTTTCTTCTCTTACCTCTCCTCCCCTATCCTCTCCTATCCTATCCTCTCCTCCCCTATCCTCTCCTATGCAACCATTTGTCTGACATTTGGTTGTCAGTTGGTTGTCAGTTGGTTGCACATCTGACAACCACTGATATTTATTGCCTTCTACCAGTGCTATTTGTTGCATTTCCTCTGTGAATCTAGTGGGTTTCTTTCTATCCTTCCTAATAGAATTGTGTTCTGTCCAATCTGTTATAACTACCACTCCACTGTTAAACAACAGTACATAGTTGCCCTCGATTAGAAGTTTCATGTCTTCTTTCGTTGTGCCAACCAATCGCATGATAGTTTTAGGATTTCCGACAAAACCATCATCGTCAGCCTCTAGGTTTAAGAAGAAGTATAAAGCCTTTGTTGTAGGAGGTAAGTCAAGAAAATCATCAGTCATTACGACATCTCTACTGAACATCCTTCTATTTGCCACTTGTTCCTCCTTTTCTTTTGTGTTATAATCAAGTAAATTGTTTTGATGAACGTTGCACCTTTTGGAGTTTTCCAAGGGTGCTTTTTTTAATGCCTACCCTCCCACCACTTCATGTTCTGTTACTTCGCCAAGAAGTCTAGGAGTGCTTTGATGCCATCTTTCATGGATTCTTCACGCTCCGTGCGTTCAAAGCCCGAGCCGTCAAGCTTAGTTACGTTGTATTCAGCTTCTACGATAAGCACTTCGCAGCCAAACGCTTCGGCAAGTTTATCAAGTTCGGTTTTTTGTTCTTCATACGAATCGAACGGTAAAATTAGTGCACCTCTTAACTCAGTAGTAAAACCCGCTTCAAATGCTAAGCTACCTCTGTCTTTGTATTTTCCAAGAAATCTATCTTTTTCTGCGCTGTAAAATACGACTAGTTTATTGTTTTCTTTCATGATTATTCTTCCTCACCTTCGTTGTACTTCTTGAAGCTCAATGCCAAACTTGCGATACCTGCAGCGATAACTACAAGGCCAAGAGTTGACATGATGCCCTCTTTTTCGCCAGTGTTTGGCAAGACACCACCGTAAACCGTTGTATTTGCCACCTCTTTTGGCTCAGAATCGAGTTTATAAGAGACTGTGGTGGTAGATTGTGCCACTTTGCCATTAGAACGCTCTACGCTCGTTTTAGGGGCTTTTTCTGGCGTGCTAGGTTTTTCTGGTGTTGGTTTAGTTGGTTCCTCTGGGATTTCTAGTTCTGGCAAGTCCAAGATAGGTGCATCATTTGGAACGACTCCGCCCTCGAATGGTGGCAACTCACGTACTTCTGGAATGCCCGGAATACCACCTTGGAATTCTGGCTTGTCGTGCACTGGTGCTTCATTCGGTACTGTGCCGATAGGCTCAGTGTACTCTGGCAATTCTCGAACCTCTGGGATTCCCGGAATGCCACCCTCGAATTCTGGGATGTCAACTTTAGGCGCATCATGCGGAATTTCAAACGTTGGTTCTGGTTTGTTTTCGCCAGACGCATCACCACGTCCGCCAACCAATTGGACCTTAGATGTTGAGATAGCCCCAGCATCTACCGCTACCAATGTAGCCTTGTTAGTCGGATTAGTTGAATCTTTAACCGCTGATTTCAAGCGAGTTTGATAGTCGATGTACATAATGCGGTTAAATTCTTTAAATTTGGCATTGAACCCGTCTGCTCGGACGTTCCATGATTCCAAGTAATCCTTGGCAGCATGGTCAATACCAGTCCACTTGATAGGGTCTTCGACAAAGTAGATATTCTGTGAGCCATCTACGAACTCTTGATTATCTGACCAGGTATCTTGCAATTTTGCATAGTTCAAGACCTGACGAGCAGTGTTCAGACGCAATGTCCAATTGATGATTTGAGGGTTATCTTTATTTTGACTGCCCCACTTAGAGAGAAGTTCATCTGTTGGAAGTGGGCCTTCCTCTGCGATTTCAAAGGTCTTAACAGTGCCGTCGAAATTCACTGTCACTGGTTTACCCGGTTCAACGACATCAAGCCATTTAGCGTCGAATTTCAAAGACATCTTTTTATTCAATGGGTGCTCAGTGAAGTAATTATTAAATGTCGTTGTGATCACTCGTGTTTGAGCATCCGCGTTTGCTTTACCAACGATATTCTCGTTGTTGTAAACATCGAAATCGAATGATGTTTGAAGTCCGATTTCTTTAGGTAGCTCAGTTACTACTTTGTCACCTTCGTTAATTGCCATATCGTCTGGAAACTCAATATCTTTATATTCCACTTCAAACGGGCTGTACTTCCCAGTGCCATTAGGGAAATCCACTTGCACGTCAGGGTTTGTCACTGTGATAGTGTCGCCCTCTTTGACGAAACTTGTAGGCGCTGCCGGTGTTTCAGCTACTGGTTGAGCTGCTTCTGTAGTTGTTGCTGGTGCTTCTGTAGCAACCGCTGGTGTTTCGACTGGTGCCACTGTTTCGCTAGGTGTCACAGTGATATTCCCAGAATTGTCCGCTGTGTACACATTAGACACCGCTGGTTGAGTGTCTGCCACTGGTTGAGTAGTTTCGTCTGCTGATACTGATCCTGCACCGATAAGCAATGCTGTAGCAAGTGCGAGCGTGCCACACAAGCCATAGGCTTTGCTTTTAGTGAAAGATGGTTTTGCAATTGTTTGTGAAATCATGGTATAATCTCCTTAGATGTTATTTCTAGCACAGGCCCTTACCTGTGCTTTTTTAGTGCTTCAATCCGCACCCATCGCCCACCGTTTCATGTTTTTTCAATGTTTTATTAGACTTATGAATGGGAAAATTAGGAAAAAAGTAATTTAGTAAAGATTTTTTGGGGAAAGGTATAAATTACACTCCACGGTGAGCCGTGGCTACGGATTGAAGATGGTAATATTATCGGTTTCCGTATTTTGCCAATAGCTCACGCTCACGTTGTTGGCGTGCTTCATATTTGCGTTCGTTTTCCTCGTATGGTGTCCATACTGGCTCAAAGAAATATTCTGGTTCTTGTTGTTTCTTGCTCCATAGCCAGCTAAATAGTTTTTTCATTGTTTATTTCTTTCTTTTCCCTAACCGCACTAGCGAACTAGTGAGGATTTTTTTCATAGATTTATATATATTTAAGGAGACAATTATGAATATCAAATCGTTGTAGTTTTCAGGTAGGTATTGCTTATATCTCCTCACTAGCTCACTGTTACGGCTAGGGATGTATTGCTATTTGAATCTGTTTCTAGTTTTCCACTCGATGAAGGACTTAAACCCCTCATAGTTGATGAAAACCAGTTTGTGCGTTGGGTTGAATACATAGTCTCGAAAGTCTTTGTTATCCCTCATTTCTCGAATAAGGTTCTTTGCCATCGACTTCCCTAGACCTTCCCACCGCTGCATGAGGTGGTCGTAGTCTCCCCACTCAGCCGTCTCGTTAACTCCGACTGGTTTGTAGGTGATTTCTTGCATTTACTTTTCCTTTCTAAATTTTGTATAATAGAGACAATAAAATGATTGGAGAAGAATTGTGATATTTCAAGCAAAAATAAGCTCTTCTGTTACTAGACCTGTAACTGTTGAAGACATCTGTCCCGTTTGTAAAAAACCAACCAATCCAGATCTTATAAATTCTTCTTATTTTCCTCTCGCAGAAGATGAAACACATCTGGTATTAACGTTTAGATGCTTAGGTTGTAAACACTTCTGGACGGAGGAATTTATAGCTACAAGGCATTTAATCAATTCCTATACCGAAAGATACGAAATTGAACATATCAAAGTAATTCCTAATCTTCCAAGCGATATACCTATATCTGACGATGTAGAGATGGTTTCTCCAATTGGCAAGCAAATCTATGTCCAAGCACTGAAAGCCGAGCATGAACAATTAGACCACATTGCAGGTATAGGGTATCGAAAGGCACTTGAGTTTTTTGTTAAAGATTTCTCCATCGTTACCAATCCTGATGACGAAGGTAAAATCATTAAAATGTCGCTAAAACAAGTTATTGAAAAATATATTAAGGACGAAGACCTTAAAACATTCGCTCTTGCATCTGCTTATATTGGCAATGATGAAGGTCATTACTACAGAAACAACCCCGACAAAGACTTTACAGACCTAAAGAACTACCTGCATGGAGTTATTCACTACATGGAAATGAAACTCAATTTTCTTGACGCTCAAGAACTTGTGAATCGTTCGAAGAAATCTTAGAATCTAGTTCATCCAACTTCTCAGCAATATAGGTCACAGTCCTCAGTATTTCATTGAGGGCTGTTCTTTCTAGTTCATTCATTTTTTGCTCCTTTCAGGTCAACTTAGCAAGTAAGGTTAATTTCACTTCTGCATAGCCGTCCTCGGTTGTGCTTTTTATTTCAAATTCCGTAAGAGTTTTTAACTCTTGACCATCCAAGGATATTTTATCTTCACGGATTTTGATTTCATTCATAGTGTCTCCTCTCTAACTACGCTTCAAACAAACTTCCTTGATGATTGGCAGTGAAAATCTCGTTTTTTAGCTCTGGGTCGCTCAACCCCCAATTTTCGATAAAGATAACAGCGTTCTTAAATTCTTTAGCAGGAATTTCTTTGCGTCTCACACCGAAACGATCAATGATTCCTTGGTTGATAGCGTGATATGCTTTACCTCGAATATGATTGTCACGGTAAGCTTTGCTTTTCTTGCCTTCTAGCAATCCAACAATTTTGCGGTTAACAAGGTTAGTCAATTTAATTTCTTGTGCAGCGTTCACTCTCATGTTGTCTTCTAGGTTAGCGATACGCTCCTCATGGTTTTCAAGTGCATCTAGCATATTTCTAGTAACTGCTAGGTGTGATACTTGTCTTGCGTGGTCTTTACTTTGACCGATAATGTCGTTTGTCATAAGATTTCTCCTTCAATCACATCGTCTTGTTCCAGTATCTCCGAAACGCTACGACTGAGACTATTTAGCATGGTTAGGAAAGTTTCAAGCTCGGTTCTAACTTTCGGATTGCTTAACGCTGGCTTAATATCCAGAAATGCAACACCGCCAAAGTTAGCAAGGAACTTGTTCCCTTTTTCTAAAAAGTTGATAGTGTGGCGGTAGGCAGATACTTGCTTTTGATAGCTATCTAGTTGCCCTTGCGACTGTTCAATGGCTCTTGTCAATTCGTCGTATTTAGCTGACTTTTCGTCAACCTCTTGACGTTGATTCATTAGCTCTTTGAGTTGTGATTCAATGAACTGCACTCGCTCGTTAGCCGCTTGCTCGCTATCTGAAAGCTCTTTGTTTTTTGCTAGTAGCTGTTTATTTAGCTCTTGTGTGGCTTTGTAATCGTCTGGGATGATTTCCTTTTCGATTACTTTTTCAGTTGGTTTGACTGCCTTGGCACGCTCAAGCTCGCCTTTAACCGCTTCGAGTGCTTGATCTTTGAGTTTTAGGCGACGCTCAAGTTCTTTGTATTCTTTGTGAGTTGTGACATCACCATCGAAAACTGCTTGATTGACCTCTGGGTTAGCTGACGGCTTGGACATTTCATTTTTAATCCGTTGTGGTTGTTTTAAAAAAATTTCTCTTTCTTTGGGGTTGTCCAACTGTTGGACAAGTCTATAAGTGTTTATATAGTTATAAGCATTACTTTTAGAGATTCCCTTGCTTGCAACCCACTTTTGAAATGTTCCGTTGTCGTAACTAGCCAGCTCTTGCTGTGCCTTATAAAGCACTTCTCCGACCACGACTGAATAATTTTGATAAATACCATCAAGCTGATTACTTAATGCTTTCAACTTTTGTGCTGTTTCAGTCCCGACTAGTGAATAGTCAAAATCAGATAAAGTTAATTCGTTCATGTATTATCCTTTCTGTATTTGATATAATGTAATCAAAAAAAACGAGGTTGCTTATGCTATCTTTTAGTGCACGAGAATTTTTAAAACGATTGATTAAATTTGCAGAAATAGATGATGTCAATGGTCGTATTGTCAGATACTCCCAACATTCAGACTATATTGACAAACATTTTTATGTCTTGTTAGAGCTTATTAAAGCTGATGAATTTATCATCAGGCAAAACAATAAAGACATCGTTCTGCTCGATAACGCTCTAATATATCCAAGGCAATCAAGGACAAGGTTCGCTCTGCTCTGCTTAAAAAGCCTGTGGCTACCTCTAATAGTGTCTGTTGTATCGTCTTTGATTGTTTACTATGTTACTAATTCATTTTGATAACCAAATGAACAATCCTGTGATTACAGCGCCGATTACAGCGCCGATTATCGATAGTGCAAGATCTTCGTTATCCAGCATAGCGAAGGCTTTTTTTAGTTTTCTCATGTTGCTCCTTTCTACTCCTTTTAATTTTTAAGTTATATACGAATTTTCGTATATTTAAGTTAAAAAAATTTAGTCTTCGACACGTTCGCTAAATAGGTATTCTAATTCATATTCTGGGAAGAACGCCTTTTTGATAGCCACTGTTTCGCCAAATTTGAAATCTGAAACACCATCGATTTTGTCACGGACTGTGCGATAGCCTACTCCGAGCAAATCTGCGATATCCACTAATGTAACGCCTTTGTTCTTACGAACTTCTTCGATGTTTTTCATTTATTTCCTCCTTCCTTAAGCTTGATTTAAGTATATACTAATTTTCGTACACTGTCAACAAGAAAGTACGATTTTTTTTACTTTTTTTATTTACCTATACGATTTTCTGTGTTAATATATAGAAAGAAAGAGAAATGAGGGTTACAAAAAATGCAGGCTGAGGAAAGAATTAAGGAACTGATTATAGCTAAATACGGGAATGTAAGAGCTTTTGCAACAGAAAGCGGCATCTCTTATACTACTGTTCGCTCTATTTTAGAACGTGGTATCATGAACGCAAAAGCTGAAAACGTCTTTAAAATCTGTCATTTGTTGGGAATTTCACCGGACACGCTCGCTGAATGGGGTGTTACGGACGAACCACAACAACCCAACGCCCATGACATCAATGAAATCATAGCCAATGCAATGATGTTTGATGGCAAACCGCTTACGGATGACGATAAACGTGCCATTCGTGGCATAATTGCGGGATATATGAGCAGCAAGGAGAAATAGTATGGTAAGTATCGCTATGAAGCCAAACCCATTTAAAGAGAAAATCGCTGGAGTCAAGCTTTTTGAAGCTGATAGTGGTGAAGAACTTAGCACATTAAACAATTTATCGAGTTATCCGATAGGGTTGGCACTGAATTGTTCTATAGATTTCTTCAACATCCAACCCGAAACAAATTACACGCTAGTAGTTACTGCGAATTTCCCAAGCAGAGCTCCTTATCCTGTCCATGCTACAAACATTTATATACCAGCGTCGAACATTTCGGCTCCCGATAGCGAAGGATACGGAAAAGCAGCCGGAGATTTTGCTTTTGGCTTGACTTTGATGGAAAAAGGGGATTTGTTCTTGTTGTTTACTTTGACAAAAGGTAGCGAGGCTACTGATACATTTTACTGCTACTATTATTTCGGGGGTGGTATAAATGGATAATACTCGAAATATCGATGTTCCTGAAACAAATGACACCGCAAACGCTAGACAGTCTAAGGTAACTTCTATAAACTCCGGCAAAAGAATCAACACCCAAACACCCCATGCAAGTGATATAATGGACTTACAAAACCAAATAGATGAGGTAAGAAAAATGGCTATTGACTTGTATCGTGAACTGGATATTCAAGCGCTGGAGCAAAGATTGGAAAAGAACGAAGAAAACACCCAACGCTTCCTTCAACAAACAGCTCAGAGTTTAAATCAAGACAAGACTGAACTATCTCTTCGCACTGATCAGTTAGGACGTCGTATTGAAAAGATTGAAAACAAACTAGATGACATGTACGCCAAAAACGAACTAGACTTAAAATTCCAGATAATGGACCAAAAGATTGACGCTAAATTTGATACTTTTGGTCAACGCATGGAGAACATGTTCTTAGCACAAACCAATAGGCAACTTGAGGAACAAGCCAAGAATCGAAAAGAATTTACTTATTGGTTCATTGGTATTCTTGTAGCTCTTGCCGGTATTGCTATTCCTGTCTGGTTCGGCAAATAATATCATGGAGGCTTTATGCCTGAAAAAGAATTACTTGAGCAGTTCAACGTGTCTCTTTGTGAGTTCGACTCTAGCCAGTGGTCTCGAGATGGGTTCCTAGACCCTGTTAACCGTGTGGTTTACATCAATAGGGATTTACCTGCCGAAAGACGTTTAAAGGTCATTCTGCACGAATTAGGGCACCTAGAACACAATCCTAAACACTACGAGCGACTGCGTGAGAAATATGAAGCTCAAGCTAATAGAGACATGATCCGTGGATTGCTCGAAAACGAATCCCTGGACGACTTTAACTACGTCCACTTTATGGAAAAATATAATCTCACCACTATTTGTGATGAGACTTTTGTAAAAAATGAATACCTAAAAATGATGAGGAATTGATATGAAACTTTTGAAAAAATACAAATGGTATATCTTAACAATTATTGTTTTATTCTGCCTTGGCTTAATGTTTGTGCCACGGTCTGGGAAGGAATCAAAGGAAACAAAACAGCCTAAAGCTGTCAAAGTAACAAAACACACCACAAAGTCAAGTAAACATAGTTCTTCTTCGACTTCAAAAGTTTCTAGCAGTTCAAGTTCAGAGCAACCGCAACAACCACAAGAACAGACGCAAACTGAATCTTCTCAAGCTCAGCAAGAACAACCTATTGACGGCGTAGGACCAACGCAATCACAAGTAGACCAAGCAACTGAACAATATGGCTATACGCCTGGATATGGCGGGGTCCCTTCCGATTCTCCTGAGGTAGCAAGAGAACAAGCAGACCAACAAGCACGCCAAAACTGGCACGATAGTCAAGTTGAGTGGGCTAGACAACAAGGACTCATGGATTAATAAAAACCAGCAAATCTTAAACGATAAACTGGATAAAATAATTAAACATCTTGAAAACAAAAAAGCCCTACACTCACCGTCGCCAAACTTAGAGTGTAGAGCAAGCATCACAGAAAATAAAAACACTATCACGGTAAAACAACCTAACAAGATTGTGTTCTTTTTTCTGTACCCATTTTACCAAAATTAAGGAGATATGACAATGTGGGTAGAACAATTACCAAACGGTAAATATAAATATTTTGAAAGATACAAGGATACTTATACTGAGAAATGGAAAAGGGTATCTGTTACGCTCAACAGCGGTTCTAATCGAGCAAAGAAAGAGGCTCAACGCTTACTTGATGATAAGATAGCCCAGAAGATAGAATCATCAAGCACTACTAATGTATCATTCCATAGTGCCTTCAATGAGTGGTGGGAATTTCACCAAAAGCAGATTAAGTTAAGCTCAATCAAGAGCCTTGCAGCATCGGTTAAGCGAATATCGGACACTATCGAGCAAGGGACAATTCTATCAAACATCAATGTCCGACTTATCCAATCCCTGCTAGACACTGAAGACTGGACAGATTCTCAGAAATATCGTGCCAAGACTGTACTAAATACATTCTTCGATTACGCTATGGATCAACAACTTATTTCTGACAATCCCTCACGGAAAGCACGACTGCCAAAGAAGACTAATAAACTTGAAAAACAACAAGCAGCAAAGAATAAATACTTAGAGCCAGACGAATACAGTCGCTTGTTGAAAGAACTCTATCGGAAAGATATTACATTGAGATATGCCCTAGCGTGCGAGTTTATGCTCCTAAACGGTTGTCGGATTGGTGAATTAGCTGGTCTAACAGTTTCAGATTACCACAAAGAGACACGCTCCTTGGATATCCACACTTCTTTCAACAGATACATTCCAGAAAACGAAGGAACAAAAACAGTCGCTAGTTACCGAACTACCTACCTCACCAATCGTGAGATGGAAATCATTGACCAGATACTAGAGTTGAAAGAGCTAAGCGAATCAACCAATCCAGATTGGTATCATAGCGATAAGATTTTTACGACCAATACTGGAAAACCTATCCATAGTACAATCCTAAGTGCATCACTCCAACGAGCTAACACCAGACTGGAAACACCTATCGACAAGCATCTATCCCCTCACATCTTCAGACACACCACAATAAGCATACTAGCTGAAAACAATGTGCCACTAAAAACCATCATGGATAGGGTTGGTCATGCCGATTCGGAAGTCACTACTAGCATCTATACCCATGTCACTAGGAACATGAAAGACCAAGCAGTTAACGTTTTAGATAATATCATTACAAATAATCTTGCCCCCTCTTTGCCCCTCGGATAGAAAAAAAGAACCCTAGTTTTAACCTAGAGTCCTTAGAAACGTTGTTAAATCAACGTTTTATTTTTTCAAGTTGTAGAATGATTTCAAACCACGGTATTCTGCAACTTCACCA